GCTGCACATACATCGTAAACGTATTGTAAAGTCATATTTGGTTTATCTACCAACTCAGGAAACTCTGATATTATAGTCTTTATCCCTAATCCTTTAACGCCTGCTAAATTATCTGAGTTATCTCCCAGTAACGCTTTGACAACGTTATAATTTTCAGGTAGTACCTTCAATTCGTCGAATATATTACCTTCAGTAAACACTTTCTTCTTAATAGGAGCATATACTTCAACTGTATCATCTACTAACTGCAAGAAATCCTTATCAGACGATACTATAGTACATTTTTTAACTTTAGATACTGATGCTCTTTTTGCTATGTACGCTATTACATCGTCAGCTTCTAGTTTTTCCATACTAATTTGCTGTACTGGTAGACATTCAAGGTAATCTTGTGTCCTAAATAACTGTCCTATAAGAGCTTCTTGTTCTTCTGCTTTAGAATCATATAAACCCCAATGGGTTATTCTTGATGTTGCCCGCTGTGCTTTGTAATTAGGATCTATATTTTTCCTATTTGCTGACCCTCCTTTACCGTCCCATACTATTATTACTCTTGTTGGATCAAAGGTTCTTGTTACAAACCCTAGTGATCGCATAAAACCAACCAGGCCGCCAATATGATGGCCTGATGGATTCATTGCTTTGAGTAATGAAAAGCTACGAATTAACATATTCATAGCATCAATCACAAGGATGTGATCGTTCAACTCTCTGGGAGGGCGTTCTTTTAGGCCGTCTAGTAATTGATCATATTTAGCCATTAATCTAGTATATTTGGAGTTATAGTTTCTTCTTCTAAGTCTCCTTCTTCGATTAAGTCGAAATCTATACTACCTACTAGCTTTAGCCAATGCTCTTTATGTGCATCTCTATATTTATCAATTGCCTTTTTATCGTCTTCTATAAAACCGTGAGAGGTCATAACTACCCTTCCTCTTGACTGTACTCCCCCAATGTGGTTTTTCTCTATCTGAATGTTAGTTCTTTTAGCAAATTCCACTTGAAGTCCGTTCTTTACAGCTTTAATTTTAGAGGTACCTGGGTTAGTAATATTACCAAAGGTTACAACCAACGTAGCATCGTACCACATAGACATTCCTCCTTTGTTCTGTAATTTAGGTTGACCCATTGGGTGTTCAGGTTTCATTGTCCATACCTTATTAATAGCTACTAGCGTATTTGTGTAAGGTGAGTTCTCTTTCCTAGATAATAATATCTTTTGGTTAAGATTATTACCGAATTGAGTTGACATTGCTCCTGCATTCCATTCATTATTATTCTTATTAGAACGTACTGATAGATCGCAAGGGATAGAACCGATTGAATCCCAGAAGAAGCACATATCATGAGGTAAGTTACCTTTTGTTTGCTCATCGATTAAGTCAGCCATATGTACAGCAACTTCTTCAATAGTATTTAAAGTACCTCTATCCGCATATAGGAAGAAACCTTCGTAATCTGTTACTTTTCCGTTTTCATCTAATACTTCTGTAAACTCAAGTCCCATCTCTTTAGCATGTTCCCATGACCATTTCATCTCTGAAATAATAAATACTGGAAGTACTCCTTGCTTTTGTGCATTTACTGCAGCTTCTAGTAGAGCAGTTGTTTTTCCTGTATCACTATGACCTCTTAATAGGGTAATATGCCCTGTAGGGATTCCTGGAAGAGAAGTTATATCTTGGAATGCCTTCGATAGTGGAATCCATCCTTGCTCTTTAAACTTTACAGATGCGTTAGAAAAACCCTTCTTCTTCTTAAAATTACCTAAATTAAAGCCCTTCTTTACTGCCGCTGATGCGGCTGCTTTTACTTCTTTTCTCTGTTTTGCCATATTTACTCGTTGAATAAGTCATCAAATTTACTAACTGTGTCTTTGTTGCCAGCCGTAGCTGTTTCCAAAGTAAAGTCCGTTTTCTGTTGACCTAAGCTTTCTGGCAGTTTATCTCCTTCTTTAGTTTCAGTATTGTTTGTCTCTTCTACTGCATTAGGATCTAAATATAATTGTAATTTCTTTTTTATAAAGTCGTAGTCGTACTGTGTATGTACTTCTACAGGATTTGGTTGATCTTTTAACCAAGTATCAACTAATTCATTATTATCTGATAGTGGTGTTTGTTTAGGTTTAATCCTTACTGTTGTCTCAGGGTAAGGGTTTCCTTTTTGTTGTTCAACTACCATATCCCATCCGTTAATAACATCGGTAAAGTCTCCAATATCTTCGTCTTCTGCTAAAGCAAGTAATGCTTTATAGATTGTAACTCCGAATCCCCATAATCTAACTCCTTTATCTTCTTCTCCTCTTACTATAACTGGTGCAAATACACGAGTTTTAGGTGAGATCTTGCCTGATAATGACCAGTTGTCCTTATCGCTTGTCTTCCTTAACTCTTTAACAAACTCCTCAATTGGATCCTGCTTACCAAAATTGGAAAGTGCTACCATTGGAAATTTACCAATTCCGTAATGAAACTTAAGTTCTTTAAAAGGAAAGCTTGGGTCAGAAGCAGACGGTACAATACGTACTGTTTGTTTACCTAATTCCGGTTTCCAAAAGATTTTAGTGTAGTCTGTTTTTTCTCTCTCCTGACCATTAGAGTTTAGAGCATCTAGTTTCGCTCTGATCGCATTGATATCCATATAACTGATTTTAAAATTATAACTTATTAGTAATATAAGAATAATAAATTAAAGCGCCAACTAAAGCTCAATAATTTTATATAACTTTGTATTAACTCTCTTTAATTCTGGACCTTTAGTAAGTAGTACGCAATTACGGTAATCAGGCCAGTTTATTCTATAACTTGTATCCAATACACCTCCATTAAGATCCTTAATTAGTGTATTAAGTGCATTTATTGTGTATAGGGTATTTGTTTCTTTTTTTCTATGTACTAGTATAGTATTGTCTATAAAAGCTCCTACATTTCCAAAGTCTACGTTATATGTACACATATACTCATCTTGACTTTTAGAATAAAGTACAAATATTTTATTATATATAATTTTATATCTCTCTTGAATAGAAGTTAATACTTCTTCAAGTCCTTCTTCTGTAGAAAAGGTGCAAAACAACTTATTACTCATATCGTCGCTGGTAAAAATAGGTTCAATATCGTAGTCGAACCGTGGTAATGTTAGATTTGTTATCATATATAAATAGTTGTTCTGTTTTATAACACTAAATTTGTGCTGTATTTAAATTTTACAGGGTATTTCCCTTGTTTTTCCATTATTGTTTGTATCTCTGAGAGAGTATCTTTACCGTCTTCTTTACTAAAGTCAAATAAAATTGCATCGTAGGTATATAACGTAATAAATGTCTTTTTATCTCTGAGGTATTTTAGTATATCTTTTAATATAGTGATATTATTTGAGGTTTCCAACGATTGCATCATATAATTCATTAGCTTAGCTGGGTTCATATCCTGGAGTTTATTAGTAAATGCTTTTCCAGATTGTGGGTTATGTACTTGCCCTGTTTCAATATATAGCTTCCACATTGCATCTATATATTCCTGTACTTCTTTAAATATTTTAAGATTTTTATGTTCTTCTGGTATCTTCCCGTATATAGCATGAAAATTAATCTGTTTTGCTCTATTGTACTCTTCTTCGGATATATCCTGCTTACCGAAATACTGTTTAGCTAACTGTTTATGAGCAGATTCATTAGTTAAGGGGTAATCTAACTGTTCAGCTAATAGTCTTAAGTGGTACCCGTCGAAGTCGAATTCTACAAAGAAGTCATTCTGC